CAGCTCTGAGCGAGCGGCGGAGCTAGCATATGTTCCGATAGCTGCCACAGAAGGCGGCACCCACACGCGTACGCCCGAAACAGTATCAGACACCTGTACCCATGGATAATATGCAGCGCCGTAGCTGTTATTCAGGGCACGTGCCTTAATATAGGATACGGTCTGTGCAGAGCTACCGGCACGATCGCCGAAGCTTGCGGTATCCTCTGCAGAGGAAGTAAAGCCTCCCTCCAGGTCGATAACGGCAAGAGCGTCTGCTCGATCCTCACATACACGGAGGAGGTGGTTTGTAACCCCCCGCACCGTAATACCCGGGATGGTAGCTAGATTGATTTCCAGTTGATCTGGATCAGCGATTCCATCAATTGCCTTCTTGCAGGTGTAAAACATTGCATTGTCCACCTCGTTGGGCGCTGCATTGCCTTCGCCACCGAGAGCGCGAGTATTATTGAAAGGTTCTTTCTCTTGGATATCGAATCCGTCGAAGCCACCAAAGAATGGTACCGTAAAGCGGTTATAACCCTGATCAAGCACCTCTTGGTATGAAGCACTTACTGCAGTCATTGATGCGCCGTCTGCGCGCCCACCGCCAGGATCAGCCGAACTATAGCCAATATTGGAACCACTGTATACAGCTGCTTTGCCGCCCACCGCTTTATCTTCTACTAGGTTATCTAGTGTAAAGCCCGGGCCCCTCTCTTCATACGCGAGAGAAGGGGTGATTCGGCTTGAGCCCTCGGGACGACAACGAACAATGTCTCTAATTGTTCCATCGAACACATCGGAAGTACGAGACTTCTGAGTAGTGAGGCCCCAGTATGCGTCCTTGGCTCTAAACACTCCGTTATCAGAAGAAGAGAGTCGCAAGGGAAGCATTGGGAACTGTAAGCTCATGGTCATGGGTGCCACGGGCCCGATGGATGCGCCGAAGGTGCCTGCGTCAATCCATGGGAAGTACCCCGGGGTACCCTGCGATTCCGCGGAAGAACTCATGATTGATCCGGAGCCTTCGGCCCAAGCAATGCCAGTGGCACTGCCGTTGCCGCCGAGTGAAATTGTTGAAGCACCTACATTGCCGGAAAGATAGTTAAAGCCATCATTTTTTGGCAACCCCTTGAACCCGAAGGGTAATAGGTCTTCACTGGCGGGGGAACCATTAAACAGCATGGAAACGCGCGCATATCGCGAAAGGTTATCATATTCTCCGCGGACATTCCATTTGAGATGGGTTGTATCCCAGGCTACATACTTATCTCCAATGCGCCGAGCAATAAAGTTTGGCGAATTGGGGTTGAGATTAAGATTGTTAAACTGTTCCACAATCTGCGGATTAGAATCAGCATCACTAATCTTACGAATCTGAACGGTGAACGTCCCGTACGGGTTGTACTCCGGATTCGGAGACTGTTTAATATCTGTAATAGACACCTTCAGGTTGTTTTGCAGCCACTCTGCTTCGTTGCGCGCAACAAGCTTAAATAGTTCATAGGGTGTATTATTCAAGTCAAAGGTAGTCGCTGCAATGTTGGTGTCCTGTGAAATAATTGGAGGAGTTTCCGGTAGTTTATAGGAAAACCGATGATCGCCGCCTGTATAACTTGAGCCACTACCTAGACCCAGAATAATTCCGTAAAAGTCGGAGGAACCCAAGTTCAGGTCCCGTACATTTCGACCATAAGACTCGCCTAAGAAATAAGATTCCTGATTAGCTGTGTTGGTTACATTGCTATTGAGCAATTGTGGATTGGTGTTAAAGACTTTACGAATATAACGAGCACTGGTGTCATCAAAATTAAAAGTAGATGTTATAACATTTGTTCCGCCATCGCGAATGACGACTTTTAGTTCTTTCGAACCGCCGGCCGTGGAGTTATTAATTACGGTTGAATTGGCTTCCATTGTGGTGCCGTCTACACTTGTTCCGGCTAGTGCAATGGTGGCCGAGCCTGTTAAATACCAGACGGCGGCTAGTGTGCCCGTAACGTGTGCGCTATTGATGTCTGTGGCCGAGGCGCTATTGCAAACCCAAAGACCATAAGTGCCGGCTGGGGCATTGTTAGCATTACCTTTGATAAACCAACCTGCCCTGGCTGTATTGCTGGAGCCGGCTTGAGGAGACTGATCGCCCAGCAGGCGAACCACAGTGACCGGCGAATTGTTTCTTAAATATGCCTGTGCTGCGTATGCTGCGTATGTCGGCGCGGAGTAATTACCCTCTCGCCATACATCGCCGCTCTTACCGCCAGGAATTGGATTCCCAAAAAGTTCTACAAACTCATTAAATGTGCGAACCGTTGTTGGTACCAAGCCGGGACCATGTTCAGTGCGTCCAATAATAGCAGGACCGGTTCTTCTTACTGTATCGCGGGGGATTTGGGATTGATCAATTTCATTGATAAAAATTCCCGGCGATACGAAACGAAATCTATCTACAGACATTCTTTATTGTCTCCCTCTTACTAGTAAAGTAAACGATTAATATATTAAAAGTTTTCTTAAATAAATAGTGGACTCCCTAGCCAAAGTCCTACTATTCTCTATAAAAGCCTCTATCTCCTAAATATTCATTCTCCACGTTCAAAACTACTCGTTCGCGAGGCATCCGCACCTCCACGGCGTTTTCTCTTATCACTATCTTTGGACGCTCAGCGTTTGGGCCATCTCCTATCAAATATCCCAGCACCTCTATTCTAATAATAGTCTCATAATTTCTCTGTTCAAAATTTAATCCAGAAGAGTTTGAATTATTAGCAAAAGAGCCATCAATAAAGGCTTCAAATTTGTGGCCGTCTCTCTCTAGCCGCTTCGGCATGCTGTTCATGCCGCCCTGGCGCAAAAAAGGTACCATTAAATCATTCATTTGTTGTTGATATTCGGTTCGAATACTAATTTCATAATCCACAGAAACCCAAACCGGTAACGGCATCGTAATGGTTTCATACACCGTGCGCTCGTTAACAATTCCCGGGAATGTGTTTTGTCCGTTGCCTCGTCCCCGTACGCCAGCTGTCGACCAGCGGCGTCTAGACAATGCATTTTGAAATTCAGCGGTCTTCTTCTGATTAATCTGCCTTGCAACAGTCACAGTGCCGCCCCTAGGGTCGTTTATTGGCACCACATTCGCATAAGGAATGGCGCGTTTGGTGGGATCTTTAATAACACTCTTACGCTCGATAGTAATAAGTGGTAATACTAAACTTTCCTCCGGATCTCTCAAGTCTTTATTTACTTTGATCTGAAAGGCTCTCTCGGTAGAGGCCCAAATAATAGGTACCTTTTTGCTGCCCTCGTTGGTGTTTGTAAAGAGGCCCATGTCACCATGCACATAATCATAAAGAGAAAAATCTATGGTTTCGAGCGTCGATGGCATAAATTCAATTTCCTGAAGTACTCCGTCAGGGTCTTTAACTCCCGTCCAGTCATAGTTTTCCGGATCTTGAATTTCTTCCTGTGTTAAAATTGAACGACTACGTGGCATTGAAGGTTCCTCTACGTGCTCTGATACATTCGGCGCTCACCTGAAACTTGTGATACACCTGTCCAAAATAGTATCGAGTATCGTTAAAAGTCTTTGCGATCTCATAAAACTTATCACCATACTGGACAAAATCGCCCGGGCGCACATATAAGTTTTGATCTTCAGTAAGGCGCTTCCTGTGAAAATGAATATTTAATTTGGTAAGATAATCATATGAATATTTATCGTTAGTTTGCTCGTTGCTTACCTCAACATAGGCATATACTCGCACTGGCGGCAAATAAGTTTTAATAATGCTCTCGCCATAAAGTGGATGGAAGTTGCTGGTATCTAAATCAATAGGATAATATACAACAAGCTGCCCAATTACCCTTTCAGCCAGTTCATCGTTAACCTGTTTAACCAAGTCGCGCTCTTTCTTGCCAAAGAACATTGGCGGTGGAGGGGCTGCTGGTTGTTCCCACTTATCATCTGGATTACCCATTTATTAGCCCACCCAGATGCCGGCAGGAATATCTCCCATCAGCTTCTCTAGATTTTCGCTCATCTCCGCGTCGGTGGCGGCGAGAGTGGTGTACTTCAATTCATCAAGGGTTGCTTTCAACTCCTCTCGCAACGCGTCCTGTTCCGCTTTGGCCTGTCCCAGCAGATCGGCGGCATTTAATGTCACGCTTTCACCTGGAATAGGAACAGTTGCAAACTTACCGCGCACTTGGCCCAACATTTCTTTTGTAAGAGCGAGCGCAAAGCGACGTATCCACTGTTTACCAATGGCATTAATACTTGTATAAGGAATATTTTCAAACGGTAAGGTATTCATATTATTAATACCTTTGACTCCCGTATCCACCGTACTATTCGATTCATCCCACGCATTTTCTTCAATAGTGAACTGAACCCAAAACTTAGTGGGACTCGTACTGTTGGGGGTGGGGAAAAGTCGTAACATGTTATTTTTTATTTCATACGACCAGTGAGAAACACGGGTATATAATGCATCTTCGTAAGCCATAGACTGAAGTTTGTTTTGCCACACCGGGACTATATCAAAGGTAGAGTCATCAGCATATTGTCCGTAGGTTCGCAAGTTGCCTACAACGGAAAAGCCACCATAATACCCATAAAATCGCCACATAGCGTTTGGGGTTTTAAAAAACACTTTACGCAGGACTATTCGGCTATTACCGATAAGTCCATAATAGAGTTGTGTCGCATCGGTAGCCGCAGAAGAAGAAATAATATTTTGAAGGTCATAATCTTGTTGATCAGAGACCCGCAGAATAGAGGCTGAATAGATTGTTTGGGTACCTCCCATTCCGGTTTCAGTAGAAACCCTATCTGTGACGCGTCGTCCAAAGCCATAATCGTAACGAGGATATCGCAGCTCTATATTAGAACCAGAAAGGTCATGTCCGTCGGTTATTTCCCCCTTTGAATTAAAAGAAGCCGTTTGGTGCCCAAGCATGCTTGACAAAGAATTTTTAGATTGATGTACATTAAGAATATAAGAATACTCTAAGACTGCCTCTTCGTAAGCGGCATATACGTTTCCAGGCGCCAGTTCAATATCTAAAACATCTCCACCTAATTTTTTATAAGTGTAAGCGACCTGGGCTGCTGCCCCGGTAATAAAATCCGCCGATCCAGAATAAATTCCAAAAGGCAATGTTGCAGCCACACTGCTCGTAGAACCAGTGACTGGTAACACATTTGTGTTTGTAGTAGAAGCGGGTTGAAGTACGGGTACGGCCATGTAATAATCCTCGTTTTAAATAGTATACTACTATAAATAGAAAGCCCCGACTCAACGAGCCGGGGCTTTCGTAATTAATTAACCCAGGATTGGATTAGCCAACCATCATATCACTAATGATGACCAAACCATACATATCCGGACGCACCATCTTCTTGGCGTATCGGGTCATGACGCCCTTACGGGGCACGAAATCCTCAACACCGAAGATAGTCGGGGTTGTCTGGAGGGGAACATATGGAGCATATACATACCCTGACTCTAAGAAGCTGCTGCCTCTACGTCCCACCAAAACAATGTTTCGGAGGAAGTAAGGATCAACAAAGATATCAAACTTCTTGGAGAGACTACCGCTCTTCACTGTACCAGCATCGCCTCGATCGCTATCGACCGTGACATTAGCACGGAAACCGGCCGTAAACTCAAGAATGTTGGCAACTTCGGGTCCTACGACGACGAAGTTAGCACCACCCCGGAGGGTCTTACGGTGGATCTGTGCAGAAACATCGTTGATTGTCTCAACGA